TCCTAGTTCTGCTGATTTAACTGCTTGCGAAAATTCAAAAAAAGTTTGGTATATATATGCTGTTGCATTAGGTCAATGGCACGAGTTTGAGCCAACAGGTTATAAAGCTCCCTTAATTGGTAGGCATTATGCTTTTGGAGTTCATGATTGTTGGACTTTAGTAAAAGATTATTATGAATCTGTTGGAATAATATTAAGAGATTGGGAAAGACCTACTGACCCAGAAAGTTTTCGTATAAATCCATATTTTGATAAATGTTTTAAAGATACAGGTTTTAGAGAGTTAGAACCCAACGAGAAATTAAAAAATGGTGATAGTTTATTATTTTCTATTAATAGTCAAGGTTTAAATCATGTTGGTATATTTTTATTGCCACAACAGATGGTTTTACATCATATAGAAGGTAGACTAAGTTCAAAGGATTTTTATGGGGAATGGCTTGTAAAATGTACTGGAAAGAGGTTGCGGTATGTTAAGTAAAGTAAAAGTGTATGGAGGACTTGCAGATTTTTGTGGTGGTCAAAATCAATTTGAGGCAGTTATTAATCAACCAATAGATGCAGTACGTTTTTTAAAAGCAAACTTTGCTGGATTAGAACAACATATGTCTAGTCAGTTTTATAAAGTTTATGTGGGAGAACATAATATTGACGAAGAATTACTTGATTTCCCCAGTGGTGGTTTAGATATAAAGATCATACCTGTTGTTACTGGTGCTGGTAATGTAGGAAAAATAATAGCTGGAGTAGCTTTGATTGGCTTAGGATTTATGTTTTCTGGAGGTTTGACTTTTGGTGCATTTTTAAAAGCTCCTGTGTTAACAAAATCAGGTATATCGTGGTTTGCTTTGTCTGGCAAGATTGGTATGTTATTAGTTTTAAGTGGTGTTGCTGGATTATTAACTCCCACACCAGAATTACCTGATGATGAAACAGATCCTGTAAAATCTTTTTCTTTTAGTGGAGTGCAACAGACTACTAGGGCTGGAACTGCAATTCCTGTGGTATATGGAAAAACTTTGGTCGGCTCAATTCCTATTTCAACGAAAGTTGAAACTAACGATATAGAGGCTTAATGGATAAATTTATTGCTGGTTCTGGTGGTGGCGGTAAAGGCGGTGGAGGTGGTTCACGAACTCCTTCTACTGATCCAGATTCTTTAAATAGTAGATCCTTTGGACATATTGTAGATCTTATAAGCGAAGGAGAAATAGCTGGTTTAGTTGATGATGGATTTGTTAATCCTATCTCAGGCGCAACAGATGCTTGGATGCGCTCAATATTTTTAGACAATACTCCACTAAAGAATGCAGATGGTACTGTTAATTTTGATGATGTTACTGTACGAGTTGAGAATGGAACAGCTAATCAACCAGTTTTATCAGGTTTTGAAAAAGCATCTAATATTATCAATAACACTCAATCAGGAGTAGAAATTGATGCAACAGGTCAACAATTTAATATTACTGATGCTAGTACAGATCAAGTTTTATTTTTGTTAAGTGTTCCTCAACTACAAAAAATTAAAAATAATGGAGATACAGAAGGAACAGAATTTAAATTTAAATTTCAAAAATCAACAGGTAATGGTGCTTTTCAAGATTTTTCTATTAATGGAACAGTAGATCAAACAATTAAAGGTAGAACTGCTGATCTTTATCAAAAGCAATATGTTTTTGATATAAGTACAGATACTTTTCCAGTAAGATTCAAAGTTATAAGAACTTCAGGTACAGATACAACTTTTATGAATAATAATAGTGATTTTATTAGTCATATTAGTAAATTTTATGTTACCTCTCATACGTTAATTAAACATCAAGCATCTGATTTGTCTGGTACATATACACATAATAATGGTAGTGGCGGTGCAGGGAAAATAATAACTATCACATCATCAACAGATCATTTATTAGAAGTGGGAGACAGTATTGGTTGTGAGTTTAGTAATGCTGCAACTACAAATACAAGTATGGTTGTTAATACAGTTGTCTCACCTACTGTAATTAAAGCTGAACATACAGTTGATGCAAACGTAACTGGAACTGTTACTTTTGGTCAAAGATTTAACTATCCTAACTCCGCTGTTCTTGGGCTAAGAATAGATGCAGAACAATTCAATTCAGTACCTAAAAGGTCTTATCTAATAAAAGGTATAAAAGTAAAAATTCCAAATGGTGTCACAGTTGACCCAAACAACGGCAGAATAATATATCCAATAAATTATGTTTTTAACGGAACACTTGGAGCAGCGCAATGGACAACAGATCCAGCTTGGTGTTTATTTGATCTTTTAACAAGTCAGCGATATGGCTGTGGAGATTTTATAAGTGCTAGTCAGTTAGATGTTTATAGTTTTTATGCAGCATCTGTATATTCTTCAGAACTTGTAACTTTTAAAGATAGGTTAGGTAGTGGAGTAGTTACTACAATTACAGAACCAAGGTTTAGTTTAAACGTAAATATTCAGACAAGACAAGACGTTTTTAAAACTGTTAACAGCTTATGTTCAGTTTTTAGAGCCATGCCTCTATATGTATCAGGTAGTATAAGTTTGATACAAGATAAAGCTGGGATAGATCCATCATTTTTATTTACTAATGCAAATGTAACTAGAGACGGTTTCTCGTATTCTGGTAGTGGTGGTAAAACTAGAGCAACAGTTATAGTTGTTAAGTATTTTGATATTGAATTAAGAGATGCAGCATATGAACAAGTAATTGATAATGATGCTGTTCTTAAATATGGTGCAGTTACTAAAACAATTGATAGTTTTGGAGTAACCTCAAGGCATCAAGCTAGAAGATTAGCCAAGTGGTTTTTAACCACTCTTGCTACAGAAACAGATATAGTTTCGTTTACCACAACAATACAAGCTGGATCATTAATAACTCCAGGTCAAATTATCGAAATTCAAGATCCTGTAAAATCTGGAGTTCGTAGAGGTGGACAAATTACATCTGTTCAAACTGTTAGTGGTAATAGCGTTATTGGGATAGATAATATTGTTGATTTACCAATTTTAGGGGGTGGTTTAGGTGGACTATTATCAGTCATTTTACCTGATGGTCAAATAAGTCAAAAAACAATAAATTCAATTGATTCAACAAATAAAAAAATTACTGTAGTTAATAGATTTCAAAAAAAAATTAATGATGCTAGTGGAAACAAACCATTTTTAGATAATACAAGACAAACAAATCCTGTTTATACTGATACATTCCAAAATACAGACCCAAATGTTGGATCATTTTGGATAATAGAAACAACTGGTACAAGTGCAGCAATACAATCACAGTTATATAAAGTTGTATCTGTAGAAGAGAGTGATGATTTTACATATGGTGTAACTGCTGTTTTGCACAACGAATCTAAATATGCAGCAGTAGAAGAGTTAGAAACTATAAAGCATAGAGATGTTACCAATCTCGATTTAATACCAGAAAGTCCTAGTGATTGGGCATCAGATACAGAAATCTTATCTGACGGTACAGTTAGCCCAGTATCGGGTGGTTACACATATCCTATAGAACAGCTATATAAGTACAGAACTCAAGTTAAAGTGAGGGTTTTATTAGCATGGAAACCTGTTAGTGGAGTTAATAGATATGAACTTAGGTATCAAAAAGATTCAAGTGGTTTTCAAACTGTACAAGTACAAAATCCAAGTTTTACTATTGATGATATTGCTGTAAGTGGTTCCAGTGGTAAATCGTTTTTTGATTTTGAGGTTAGAAGTATAAGTGCATCAGGTAAAAAATCTAGCTCACCTTTAACTAAAACAGCATTTGAAGTAGTAGGTAAAAATGCAAAACCATCTCAAGTTAATTCTGATTTTGCAGCATCTTTAGATGCAAATTTAGGTGTCGTATTGTCTTGGACTCCAATAGTAGCAACACATCCTAATTTCGCTGATTTAGACATAAGAGGTTACATAATATACGAAGGGGCTTATGGTAGTGGAACTCAATTAGGAGAATACAAGGCAACCTCAGTTGTTGTACCTACATTGCCATCAAGTAGTGTTACAAACCAAACTTATTCAATAAAAGCTGTTGATGATGATGGAAATGAAAGCGAAAACGACAGAACAACTACTATTTCATTTAATAGTCCAAATGCACCAACAACATTAACTGGATCATATCAAGATGATAATTACATTCTTAACTGGAGTGCTTCTGTTATTAATGGAAATAGATTTGCTATTGCAGAATACGAAATAAGGCAAGGAGGTTCAATAATAGCAACTACAAATGCTTTGTCATTTACTTTGCCTGTTACTTGGGATAGTCAACAAACATTTAAAGTAAGGGCTAGGGATATAACAGGTAGAGAAAGTACTGATAAAACACTTGTTGCTGCTTTTTCTAAAGCTGACGCACCTAATATTTCATATTTTTATGAAGGAAGCAAAATTAGGCTTTCATGGGAAAAACCTAATGAAGGAGCAACAAAAATTAAAGATTATGTAATTAAAGCAAGTCCAACAAACAATACTAATTTCGGTAATGCAACAGATGTTGACGTTATAAATTCTGAAAGTTATTTGTTTGACGTTGACCATAGTGTTCTGAATACATCAACATCAAGACGTTTCTTTGTTGCTGCTAGAGATGTAAATAATAATTTAGGTAATATTGGTCGTACAGGAATTACTGGATACCCTGATGTTTCAGTTACAGCACCTCCAGCACCTAGTAATTTAACTGCTGTTATAAAAGGTGCAAGTTCTTTTGTTAGTTGGACTGAAGTACCAATCGCAAAAAATCCTTCTGATGCTACTAAAATCAATGGATTGCCAATTGCTTTTTATAAAATTTATAGAGAAAATGCTGGAGCTACATCTGTAGGTACTGCTGATTTTCAACAAAATGGAACATCAATAATAGAAGAAGTTACTTGGTCAGAAGCTACACAAAGATATTTTGTACGAGCCGTAGACATTAACGGAAATGATGGTGTTTTACAAGACGTAGATTTTACTGTTGCTGTACCGTCTGCTGTAACAAACCTAAGTGATGAAGTTATTGATAACAACGTACTTTTAAGATGGCAAGAAAGTGCTGTCGGTGTAGATCAGTTACCAATAAAACATTACAACGTATATAGAAATAATTTAAGCAATTTAGTTGGACAAAAATTAGGAACTTTTACCACAGTTTTTGAGCAAGTAGGTGGTAGTTTTGAATATATATTAAGACCTGTTAATACTGCTGGTAACGAGGGTACTAAAGAATCTGTTGTAGCAGAAGTTAATCAACCACCAGATTTTGTGTTAACACAAGATTTTGCAAGTACATTTAACGGTACAATCGTAAATGGATTTGCTGATGGCGGTGGACTATTCTTTTGTATTAATGGAAGTAGAACTTGGAAACAACATTTTGACCCAAATGACAATGATACGTCTAGGACTTTTGGTGTTTATGGTGGCTCCACTATTTATGCTTTACCTAGTGAAAACTCAGGCAGCTATGAAGAAGTTGTAGATTTAGGGGCAACAATTGACAAGGTGGATATTGAAGGAAGTATTGGATTAGTCGCTGCCGAAACTGTTGGGGCTGGACTATCAATTGATAATAAAATATTTACATCACCAGATAATGTAACTTTTACGGAAAAGGGATCTGGTACTGGTCAAAAAATTAATGCTTTAGGACAAAATTTTAGGTATGTAAAAATAAGATTTGAATTTACTGGTTTTAATAATGATGATTTAATTAAAGTTAATAGTATTCGTGTTAAAACATTCTTAAAACGTAAAACAGATCAAGGTAGAGTAGATGTAACTGCATCAGAATCTCAGGGTTCTGGTAAACAAGTTGCATTTACAGAAACCTTCATTGACGTTGATTCAATTCAATTAACAATACAAGGATCAAGTTCAAGTGCAAAATATGCTATTTATGATTTTGTAGATACTGCAAATCCACAAAATGGGTTTAAAGTGTTCTTGTTTGACAATAGTGGCAACGGTGTTGCTGGAACTGTAGACTTTACTGTAAGAGGAGTTTAAATGGCCGACTTTACAAAACCAGCTTTAACAAGCACATACACAGCTTTTATAACTGAATTAAAAGAAAGAGATGAAGTTGTAGGTTCTTTATATTCAACAGATGTTACTGTTACTGGTTTACCAGCAGATAACTCAAATAATTGGGGTGCAAGGTCTATTAGATGGAATGCAACTCAAAAATATTTTCAACGTAGAAATTCTAATAATAATGGTTGGGAAAGATTAGAGGGTAATAGTGGAACACATAAATTTGTTAATTTAGAGGCTGGAAATATTACTGGTACAGGAACTGTCAGTGGTTCAACTGTTAATGCAAGTGGTCAAGTACAAGCAGCAAGAATTAATGTCACAGGAACAACAGCCCCAGCCAATGGAATTTATAGACCAGCAGCTAATGAAATAAGATTTACTACAAACAGTAATGATAGATTTACTATCGAGTCAAACGGTGAGTGTGGAATAGGCACAGTTGATCCGCAACAAAAGCTTCATGTTAATGGAAACGCAAGAATATCAAATGGTACAAATACAGTTACATTAGAGATAGGAAAATCTGGCGGTGCTC